TCTTAACTCTACTAGCCTTGTTGGCAGCATATGGAATTTACAAAATTGTGACAACGGACAAACCAGTCGAACCGCAACCAGGACCAGGACCAGGACCAGGACCAGCACCTGGGCCAGCGCCAGTTCAACCGCAAGTAGATCCAAAAGAAGAAGAACGCAAACGTCAACTTTTAGATCTTGAAAAACTTCTTGCTCAATTATATGGTGGTTGGCCAACTGATCCAGAAACAGCTGAAACAATTAAGGCGGCTGTTGCAGCTGGTGCCAAGGCGCCAGAAGGATTTAAAGAAGGCGGCGTTCAACCTCAACCAGCGGCTACAGCAGGTGGTGATTCAAATGCTAGAGTTTTTGGTAGAGCCGGTGTTAGTGCAAGTGCTGAAGATCTAGCAAAAAAATCAGCTGCAACACCAACATATCCAGGTCAAGGTGTTCGAAGATAACATTTTTAAGCTCATAAAAACGGCAAATTTATTTTGCCGTTTTTTGTCTTTGAGCTTGCATTACTAAGATAACTAATATATAATAGGCATTATTACTAGGAGATTTACATGGCTGGACGCAACTATGGCGCAGAAGAAAAGGCAAAATTGGAACGACTAATTAGCGAAGGTTCCACAGTATTACGTGAAATTGAAGATTTACAAGAAGGCCTAAAAGAAACTGTTAAAGCAGTTGCTGAAGAATTACAAGTAAAACCCAGTGTCATTAACAAAGCAATTAAAATCGCACACAAAGGCGATTGGCAGGCTTACAATGAAGATTGGGAAGAAATTGAAGCTATTTTGGATATTACAAAACGTATCTAAGTATAGTATAATATATGGGTGCGGCAGGCCATAATCTGCCATATTAGGTATTTGCGAGCCGTAAATCGCATGGAGAGAAAAATTTATGTCTTATGTAGACGCTTGGTTTGACCGCGATAATGATATTATTCGTGTTGTTGAACGCAACAAAAAAGGCGAAAGAGAATTTAGAGATATTCCAGTTCGTCACACATTATATGTTAAAGACCCTAAGGGCAAACATATTTCAATCTACGGCGAAGCAGTAAGCCGTATCGTTTGTAAAAATACAAAAGAACTACGTAAAGAAATGGCCATTAATAGTGGCAAAACTCTATACGAAGCAGACATCAATCCAATCTTTGTTACACTAAGTGAAAATTATCTCAATCAAGATGCGCCTAAACTAAATGCTGCATTTTTCGATATTGAGGTAGACTTTGACCCCGAGCGTGGTTACGCAAGTCCAGATGATGCTTTCATGCCAATCACTGCTATTGCAGTTCACCTACAATGGTTAGACACTATGGTATGTTTGGCTATTCCGCCAAAAGGTGTTAGCATGGAAGATGCTAAGGAAATGGTTAAAGACTTTCCAAACACAATGTTGTTTGACAACGAAGCGGATTTGCTCATAGCATTTTTAGACCTAATACAAGAAGCAGATGTATTATCAGGTTGGAACAGTGAAGGCTTTGATATTCCATATACTGTTAATCGTGTTACCAAAGTCCTTAGCAAAGAAGATACAAGACGTTTTTGTTTGTTTGATCAATTTCCTCGTAAACGTGAATATGAAAAATTTGGTCGTACTGCTACAACTTATGACTTAATCGGTCGTGTTCACGTAGACTATCTTGAACTTTATAGAAAGTACACATATGAAGAAAGACACTCCTATCGATTGGATGCCATCGCGGAATACGAACTTGGCGAAAGAAAGACTCAATATGAAGGAACTTTGGACCAACTCTACAACAACGATTTTAAAACGTTCGTCGAATACAACAGACAAGACTGTGCGCTATTGGACAGACTTGATAAGAAACTAAAGTTCTTAGACCTAGCCAACACACTGGCACACGAAAACACAGTATTGTTACAAACAACAATGGGTGCTGTTGCTGTGACAGAACAGGCCATTATTAACGAAGCACATCGTAGAGGATTTGTTGTACCAAATCGTCCAAAGATGAGCGAACGTGAAGATACTGCGGCCGCCGGTGCTTACGTTGCATATCCTAAAGAAGGTATTCAAGACTGGGTAGGATCATTAGATATTAACAGTCTTTATCCAAGTGCCATTCGTGCGCTTAACATGGGTCCTGAAACTATTGTTGGTCAGCTACGTCAAACACTGACTGAAGATTTCTTGCAAAACCAAATGGCAAAAGGCAAGAGCTTTGCGGCAGCGTGGGAAGGTGTATTTGGATCATTAGAGTACACAGCAGTAATGAATCAAGAAATTGGAACTGACATTACCATTGACTGGGAAGATGGAACTAGTGATGTTGTTAGTGCCGCCGAAGTCTATAGATTGATTTTTGAAAGCAATCAGCCCTGGATGCTTTCAGCAAATGGCACTATCTTCACTTATGAAAAGGAAGGAATTATTCCAGGGCTACTAAAACGTTGGTATGCAGAACGTAAAGAAATGCAGGCCAAGTTAAAGGAGGCTATAAATGCTGGTAACAAAATTGAAGAAGAGTATTGGGACAAGAGACAGTTGGTTAAGAAGATTAACCTTAACTCGCTCTATGGCGCCATTCTTAATCCTGGCTGTCGCTTTTTTGATAAACGTATCGGCCAATCTACAACTCTTACAGGGCGACAGATCGCAAAGCATATGGCTGGAAAAGTCAATGAGATTGTTGCGGGAGAATATAACCACGTGGGTAAAGCAATCATCTACGGAGACACCGATTCCTGTTATTTCTCTGCTTATAAGACCCTAAAGAAAGAAATTGATGCAGGTCATATACCTTGGACTAAAGAAACTGTAGTTCAACTCTATGACCAAATCGGCGAAGAAGTAAACACAACATTTCCACAGTTTATGTTAGATGCATTTCATGTACCAAAAACACGTGGTGAAGTTATTAAAGCAGGCCGTGAAATTGTTGGTTCTAAGAGTTTGTTTATTACTAAGAAGCGTTATGCTGTTCTTTACTATGACAAAGAAGGCAAACGTGCAGACGTCGATGGCAAACCAGGCAAGATTAAGGCCATGGGTCTAGATCTTAAACGTAGTGATACACCTGAATTTATTCAAAACTTCTTAAGCGATGTCCTTGAAATGGTGTTAACTGGTGCTACAGAAGAACAAGTATTAGAACACATTACACATTTCCGTACAGCGTTTAAAGCTCGTCCTGGTTGGGAAAAAGGAAGTCCTAAGAGAGCAAATAACATTACTGAATATGAAGCTAAAGAAAAGAAAGCTGGTAAAGCCAATATGCCAGGACATGTCCGTGCAAGTATCAATTGGAATACTTTGAAGCGTATGTACAACGACAAGTACTCGATGAATATTACAGACGGTGCTAAAGTTATTGTATGTAAACTAAAACAAAATCCTTTAGGATTTACTAGTGTTGCATATCCAGTAGATGAATTGCGTTTGCCACAGTGGTTCAAAGATTTACCTTTTGACCATGATGAAATGGAAGCAACTATTATTGATAACAAACTATCCAACCTTATTGGCGTATTGAACTGGGATATTAAATCAACTGAGGAGAAGAACACGTTTAACAGCCTGTTCGAATTTTAATATGAAATTTATAATTGCTGGTTACGGATTTGTTGGTAAAGCAGTTGCTAATGCATTAAAAGATCAGCACGAAATTGTTATACACGATCCGCAGTATACAGATTTTAAAATTATTGATCACCACGATGCAGATGGCATCATTGTATGTGTTCCTACTCCTACAACAGAATATGGAATTTGCGATGCCAGCATAATAGCCGAAGTATTAGATTATGTCCCGGTGTTTATGCCTATTCTTATTAAGAGTACCGTGACACCTGGTATTGTAGAAGGCTTCAAAGAAATATATCCAGATCATAGTATTTGTTACAGTCCAGAATTCCTAAGAGCCAATACAGCTGACAAAGATTTCTTAAATCAAAAATATGTTGTAATAGGTGGAGAGGATCCAGAATGTTTCTGGCAGGATCTATTTCAAAATACATTGCCAAACTGTAAAATGATTTTAAACTGTACCGAAGAAGAGGCTTGTTTAGTCAAGTATAGTGTAAACAGTTTTTTAGCATTAAAAGCCAGCTTCTTCAATCAAGTCTATGACTTATGCGAAAAGACAGGCATGTCTTTTGAAACAGTTAGACATATTATATCACAAGATAATAGAATTGGTTCAGGGCATACACTAGTACCTGGTCCAGATGGATACCGTGGCTGGGGAGGACATTGTTTTCCTAAAGACACACAAGCATTTATTCGATGGGCTAACACTATAGGTGCGCCAATTAGTTTGGTTGAATCAGCAGTCGAATATAACAAAAAAGTAAGAAATGAGCCTTGACTTTTACAAAAAACCTAAATATAATCACTAAACATGGAGAATCATATGAAAGATATTTTACAAGACTTGGTAGCACACACTCATAGCCTAGGATTTATTCCTTTGGTTAAAGTTAGTTCTACTGAACAAGCTACTGAAATCGAAGCTATGGCTGAAGACCGTTCAGTTATTGTTAATGCAAAAACAAAAACACCAGTTGATGAATTTACAGGTGTGTTTGGTATGCCAAACCTAAATAAACTAGACATTCATCTTAAGTGTCCAGAATATAAAGAAAACGCTAAGATTAGTGTTACTAAAGCACAGCGTAACGGAGAAGAAATTCCTACAGGCTTACACTTTGAAAATAAAGACGGTGACTTTGAAAACGACTATCGTTTTATGAATACAGAAATTATTAACGAAAAACTAAAGTCAGTTAAGTTTAAAGGTGCTAAATGGGATATTGAATTTGAGCCAAGTGTTGCATCAATTCAACGTTTGAAGTTTCAAGCAAACGCACACAGCGAAGAAAGTGTGTTCCAAGTTAAAAGCGAAAACGATAATCTAGTATTCAGTTTTGGTGATGCAAGTACACACGCAGGAGAGTTTGTTTTCCAATCAGGAGTTACTGGTAAACTAAAGCAAACTTGGTCGTGGCCGGTTGTACAAGTTATGAGTATTCTTAATTTGTCTGGAAACATTACTATGAAAATTGCGGATGTTGGCGCAATGATGATTACTGTAGACAGCGGTGTTGCTGTTTACGATTACATTTTACCAGCACAGAGCAAATAATATGAATACTACTCAAATAATTTCTGCTAATCTAGCCTTTTTAGTGCTAATCTATGTAGTGTATAGTCGAACTGGTTGGACTAAAGTAAAAGAGTGTTATGGCATGTGGTTTACTAGAGAATACTGGACAGACTATAATACTGTGGAATTCATTAGTTGGGCGGCAAAGGCTGTTATTATTATTCCAGGATTAATTTTTGGAATCAGTCTTTGGTACTTATATTTTTTAACTTTAGCAACTAGTTTAGCACTTATATGGGCTAGTAATAAAAAGTTTTTACCTACACTAGTTGGGTTTAATACTATTTGGACTTGGATTAGTTGCATGGTATTGGCACAACACTTACTAAAATGAAACTGCCTAAATTATTTAGATGGACAGAATTTGAAACTATTCCCGAAGGAATAATGGCTCACGAAATTAAGGATGAGAAGATACGATTAGAAATTGCAGCCAACTATAATAAACTATACAGGCCACCAATGACTCCGTTCACTCATCCAGAAAAATACGATCCTCTTAATCCTCCAACAGGTTGGGCATACGATCCGTATTATGAATGTTGGATACAGCGAGATGAATAAAAATTTAACGGCGGCACAAAACGACTATGCATACTTTTTGCCAGCAACAAGCGGCTTCTATGCTACTTTTATCGGCAAACAGCGTTATGGCAATTATGTTGATCCAGCACGTATACCTGCTGTATGGAAAAATGGTGTTGAAAGTTTAAATTATCTAGATCCTGACAAAGGATTATTTTACTACGATCATTGTTTGTATAGCGCAGGACATGCAAATCTAGACCTAAACAAACAAGACGACGGCGAGGATATGTTCCGTAATCGCAATCGTAATACTAGTTGGGTACTAGGTGATTCAGGCGGCTTCCAAATTGGTAAAGGTGTGTGGGAAGGGGACTGGAAAAATCCTAACTGTCCTAAAGCACAAAAGAAACGTGAACAAGTTCTCAAGTGGATGGATGCACTTATGGACTATGGTATGTGTCTCGATATCCCGGCATGGGTTGCTCGTAGTCCTGCTGGTCAAAAAGCTACAGGCATTACAACATACGCAGAAGCAGTTCAAGGTACTTATATTAACAATGATTGGTTTGTAAACAATCGCAATGGTAATTGTAAATTCTTAAATGTTCTCCAAGGTGAAAATCATACTGATGCAGACGATTGGTATGATAGAATGAAAAAATATTGCGATCCTAAAGTCTATGGTGACCGTGCATTTAACGGTTGGGCTATGGGCGGACAGAATATGTGCGATGTACACTTAGTCTTAAAACGACTAGTGGCACTGAGATTTGATGGACTATTAGAAAAAGGCCAGCAAGACTGGATGCATTTCTTAGGTACATCAAAATTAGAGTGGGCACTATTGCTCACAGACATTCAACGTGCTGTAAGGAAATATCATAATGAAAACTTTACCATCTCTTTTGATTGCGCCTCACCGTTCCTCGCAACTGCAAACGGACAAATCTATGTCCAAACAGAAATCGAAGACAGGAAAAAATGGCTCTACAGAATGTTGCCGTCTATTGATGACAAAAAATATGCAACAGACACAAGGCTCTTCCAAGACGCAGTAATTCAGGATAACTTTTTCCAGTCATTTACAACTAGCCCTGTTATGGACGGTGTTCCTATTAAGGATATTTGTATATACAAACCTGGCGACCTAAATAAGATAGGCAAAGAAGGT